ATATCTATACAAAAATTATGTTTGGTAAGAAAACTACTGTACTAGAGTATAAACTAGCTAATGGATTTACTGGTATAGAATCAACTTCTAGTGTAGATGACAAAAACTATTCAGAGGAAATAGGAGCTAAAATTCTATTAAATAGAGTTAAAAATCAGATATGGTATGGACTTGGATTTGCTTTAGGGATGGCAAATATAAAAGTAGAGGTGTAAAATGGGAGAAATTTTTGCTTTTATAAATCACGAAAGATGGTACAAAATAGGGCAAGGAGCTTATGCTAGTGGTATTCCTTGCTCTTTTTTATATAGAACTAAAAGGAGATGAGAGAAATGACACCAGCAGGATATTTATTTATAGGAACTATAGGAGGAGCAGTTATAGGTTTTATTTGTGGAGCTCTAAGAGAAAGAAAAGGTAAAAATAAAAAATACATTTTCTGGGGACCAGATATCAAAAAGGAGGAAAAATAAATGACTAAAGAACAATTAATAGCGTTAGGACTTGGAGAGGAACTAGCTTTAAAAGTAGCTGGAGAATCTAAAAAAGAGTTAGAAGGGTATGTAGAAAGAGCTAAATATTTAGAGTTAGAAACTGAAAAAAATCAACTAGCTGAGAGTAATAAGTCATTAACTAAGAATTTAGAGGAGGTAAAGAAAAATGTAGGAGATAATGAGGAACTTAAAAAGCAAATATCAGATATGCAAGAAGCTCAAAAAGCTAAAGATAAAGAGTATGCTGATAACATAGAAAAAATTAGATTAGATAATGCTTTAGATATAGCACTAATGAGTACAGGAGCTAAAAATAATAAAGCTGTAAAAGCATTATTAAACTTAGATGGAGCAAAAATAGGAGAAGATGGGAAAGTTGTAGGACTAGATGAGCAATTAAACGCTTTAAAATCAGCAGCTGACTCATCTTTTTTATTTGAAGTAACACAAACACCTAAAGGTGGAAATCCAGCGGGAAATCCTGAAAAGAAAATAAATTTCAATGAGATGACTTATTCTCAAATGGAAAAATATTTAGCAGAAAATCCAGGAGTAAAAATAGATTAAGGAGTGATGAAAAATGTCAAAATTTAATGAAAAAACATTTAATGGAGAAGCATTTGGTAAGTATGTAGATAGAATACCAAATCTAAAAAGAAATGAACTTTTAAAATCAAGAGCATTAAAAAGAAATGCTCAAATAGCTGAAGCATTTAGTTCTCAAACAGGTACAGGATATGCTATTATTCCATTCTTTGGAAATTTAGGTGGAGTACCTGTAAACTATGATGGTAAGACTAATATTGATTCTGAAACTACAGATACATATGAAAGAGGAGTAGTTGTTACTGGAAGAGCTAAAGCTTGGACAGAAGATGACTTTTCTTATGATATTACTGGTGGAGTAGATTTTATGGACAATGTAGCAGCACAAGTAGCTGAATATTGGGCTGGAATAGACCAAGAAACTCTATTAGCTGTTTTACAAGGAATATTCTCAATGACTGGAGCTGACAACTTAAAATTTGTAAATGGGCATACTTTAGATATAAGTAAAGAAGCCTTTAGCAAAGGATATGTATCAGCTACTACTTTAAATTCGGCAGCTCAAAAAGCTTGTGGAGATAATAAATCAAAATTTTCTCTAATAGTAATGCACTCAAGTGTAGCTACTAATCTTGAAAACTTAAAATTATTATCTTATTTAAAATTTACAGATAAAGAAGGAATAGAAAGAGAGTTAAACTTAGCAACTTGGAATGGAAGATTAGTATTAGTTGATGATTCTATGCCTGTATCATTGATTGATTCCTTATATGTAAGATGTAATTCAACAGATGTAGGAGCTTTAAAAGTAACTACAGCTGGAGAAGGATTAGGAGAAGTAGCTCTAGCAACAGTTCAAGAAGATATTTCAGATATTAAAGAGAATGAGTATGTACAACATATTCAAAATGAAGCTATATACACTTCATACTTATTAGGAGAAGGAGCAATAGACTATGAAAATATAGGAGCTAAAGTACCATCTGAGATGTCTAGAGATCCTAAAACAAATGGTGGGCAAACTACTCTTTACTCAAGACAAAGAAAAGTATTTGCACCATATGGAATCTCTTATACTAAATCATCTCAAGCTTCATTATCTCCAACTGATGATGAACTAAAAGCAGGAGCTAACTGGGAGTTAGTAAATAATAAATCTACATCTAAGAAAAAATATATAGAACATAAGGCTATCCCTATTGCTAGAATCATCTCAAGAGGATAGTGATTATTATGGCACTATATGATGATATTGTTAATAGACTAGGTATGTTTAATTGTGAAGTAGCTGAAGAGCAAGAGAAAACTATACAATACCTCATTAAAAAGACTTTGAGTAGTATTAATAATTACACTAATCAAAATTACGATGGGGAAAATATGCCTTATGGAATTTATTATATAGTTGTGGATAAAGTTGCAGGGGAGTATCTTTCATCCAAAAGAATTATTGGAGATTTAGAGGGGTATGATTTTACTCCTCTAATTAAAGATATTCAAGAAGGAGATACTAAAATAGGTTATTCTGCTTCTCTTTCTCAAGCTGATTTAATAGATAAAGCTATTGATTTTTTAATTAATGGTAAAGATGAGGAACTTATTAAGTATAGGAGATTAGCATGGTAAGAAAAAATCCTTTAGAAATACTTTATACTGATAGATGTGATATTTACAGCTGGGAGTCAGTAAAAGACCCTATAACCAAAGTTACAGAACCTAAAAAAGTTCCAAAGTATGAAGGTATACCTTGTAGAATATCATTTAAGACTATATCTGCTGTAAATCAAAGTACCTATGAGCCTATTCTTACTCAAATAGTAAAACTCTTTCTTTCAAAAGATATAGAAGTTAGTGCTGGTTCTGAAATAACTGTGTATAGAGGTGAGAAAAGTTTTCTATATAAATGTTCTGGAATGCCTGCCAAATACTCAAGTCATCAAGAAATTATATTACTTAATGCAGAGGAATATGCTTAATGGGAAGAGCGGTAAGAGTTAATATAAAGGGTTTGATAGAGTTAAAACAGAACTTGGTAGAACAACAGAAACAGATAGATGACTACATAAGATTATTAGCAAGTGATATAGCAGCTTTATTACTTAGAAAAGTTATTAAGAGAACTCCAGTAGGAGTTTATTCCCACAAAACAGGTGGAAACTTGAGAAGAGGTTGGACTATTGGAGAAGTTGTTAAAACTAATAATGGGTATAAAGTAGAAGTGATTAACTCTGTAGAATATGCATCTTATGTTGAGTATGGGCATAGAACTAGAAATCATAAAGGTTGGATTCCAGGTAAATTTATGCTAACTATATCAGAGAATGAAATAAGAGATAATTTAGAAAGTATTATCCAGAAAAGATTAAAAGTAATTTTGGAGAAGATGAAAAATGCTTAAAAAATTAATAATAGCTATAAATACAGCCTTAGAGAAAGTAAACTCTGAGGCTGAAATTTATATAGAGGAAATTCCACAAGGCTTTAAAGAGCCGTGTTTTTGTGTACAAGTATTAAACCCTAATGAGAAACAATTATTAGGAGAAAGATATTTAAGAACCTATAATTTTTGTATTCAATACTTCCCTAAAAAAGGATTATGGGAAAATACAGAAATAGCAGAGTTATTACACAGAGCTTTAAATCAAATAGATTTAGGAAATGAAGACTATGTAAGAGGAGTAAATCGTAGATATGAGATAGTAGAAAAGAATTTATACTATTTTGTTACTTATAGATTACATGTTAGAGATGCAGATATAGATGATAACTACATGGAAGAAATGTTGTATAGAGGAGGGGTAAAAAAATGGCTAAGGAGAAAGTAGAAAAAGTAAAAACTACTGAATCAAAGTATTCAAAAGAGCAGCTACTAAAAAGTAAAAAATATGCTAATAGAAAAGATTTACTAGGAGTTTTACTAGATGATGAGAAAGAATATTCTTTTACTGAAGTAGATGCAGAAATAGAGAAATTTATGAAAAGAGGTGTTAAATAATGGCTAATGGTGGAGGAACTTTTTTAAGTTATAATAAGGTTATTCCTGGGGCGTATATTAACTTTGTTAGTGCTTCAAAAGCAACAGTTAATGTTTCAGATAGAGGTTTTGCAGCTATTGCTATGGAGCTAGATTGGGGAGTAGAGGGGGATATATTCAAGGTAGAAAATGGAGATTTTCAAACAGATACACTAAAATTATTTGGATATGACTATACTCATGAGAAAATGAAACCTTTAAGAGATTTATTTATGAAAGCTCAAACAGTGTATATGTATAGATTAAATGGTGGTGGAGTAAAAGCTAGTAATGATTATGCAACAGCTAAATATTCTGGAACTAGAGGAAATGACATCACTATAATAGTTAAAGCAAATGTTGATGAAGAGGATAAAAAAGATGTTACTACAATGATTGGGGAAATTAAGGTAGATATTCAAACAGTAACTAATTCATCTGAACTTGTAAGTAATGATTATGTAGAATTTAAAGAATCTGAATTAACAGAAACAGCAGGAGCTAAATTAACAGGTGGAACAAACCTTGCAAGTGTAACAGGAACACAACATCAAACATTTTTAGACTTACTTGAATCATATAGTTTTAATGTACTTGGATGTACTTCTACAGATGACATTATTAAAAAATTATATGTTCAATGGACTAAGAGAATGAGAGATGAAATAGGGGTAAAACTTCAATGTGTTGTCCATAGAGTAGCTGCTGACTATGAAGGAGCTATTAATCTACAGAATAAAGTTTTAGATAGTGGAGCTCCTGAAAATGCTCTAGTATATTGGCTAACTGGAGCAGAAGCAAGTTGTGCTGTTAATGCTACACTTACTAATACTAAATATGATGGAGAATATACTATTGATACTAAATTTACTCAATCAGAATTAGCTGCTGGAATAAAAGCAGGGCAGCTATTATTTCACAATAATGCAGGAGAACCTTATGTGTTGACGGATATCAACTCTTTAACTACTATTACAGTAGAAAAAGGAGAAGATTTTACATCTAATCAAGTTATAAGAGTATTGGACCAAATAGGAAATGATATAGCTTTACTATTTAATAAAAAACATCTTGGACACACTAGAAATATTGAAAGTGGAAGAGAGGCATTATGGAAAGATATAGTAGCTCATCATCAAGAATTAGAAAGAATACAAGCATTGGAAAACTTTGACCCTAAAGCAGTAACAGTGGAAAAAGGACCAACTAAAAAATCAGTAATAGTTAATGACCCTGTTACTCCAGTAGTTTGTATGGAAATACTTTATATGACAGTAGTAGTAATGTAGAAAGGAGAGAATGTAAATGGCAGATGGGAAATTAACTATGGTTAGTAAAGATGCAATAGCTGGAGTCTGGGGAGAGTGTTATGCAACTATTGATGGAACTAGATACAATATTATGACAGCTATTAAGTTTGAAGCTAAGTATACTAAAAATAAGTCTAAATTACCTATTTTAGGTAGAGTTAATAAAGGGAATAAAGCAACCTCAGCAGAGGGAACAGGAACTATGACAATGTACTATAATTCAAGTGTTATGAGAGAATTATTAGAGAAATATCAAAATACTGGAGAAGATATATATTTTGATATTGAAGTAGCTAATGAGGACCCTAACTCAGCAGCTGGAAGACAATCAGTACTAATTCAAGGTTGTAATCTTGATGGTGGAGTTATAGGGCAGTTTGATGCTAATGGAGAATACTTGGAAGAGGAAGTATCTTTTACTTTTGAAAAATGGATACTTAATAAAAAATTTAATATTTTAGATGGAATGATGTAGGAGGATTAATAATGGGTATAGAATTATTTTTTAAAAAACAAGAAGCAGTTACAAAAGAAGTAGTAGTGAGTGATAGATTTGTAGATGGAGAGGGGAAACCCGTAGCATTTAAAATAAAATCAATTACAGCTAAAGATGACCAAATATTAAAAAATGCTTGTGTAACAATAGATATGAAAACTAAATTACCAAAGACAGATACAGGAAAGTATCAAGCTATGTTATGTGCTGCTTGTGTAGTTTATCCAGATTTAAGTAGTGCAGAATTACAGGATAGTTATGGTGTAAGAAATAAGCCAGATTTATTATCTGAGATGTTATTACCTGGAGAATTAGCTACACTGATGGAAGAAGTAGCACAACTAAATGGTTTTAAACCCATGAGAGAGTTAATTGATGAAGCAAAAAACTAATAAAGGCAAACGATTATGAGGCTAACATACTTCATATTTGTTTGCAGAGATTAAAGATTAAGCCATCTGAATATTTAAATATGTCTATAGAGGAACAAGCTTTTATTTGTGCATCTATAGAAGTTTATAGTGAAAATAGAAAAAAAGATAGCACTTAGTTTAGGCTAGGTGCTTTTCTTTTTTTAGAAAGGAGTGGATAGAGTGGCAACAATAGAAAGTTCAATAATGTTAATGGATGGAATGAGTAGACCCCTTAATAATATTGTTGGAGCAATAGAAACTACTATCAATGCTCTTAATAGTGTTAATAATACAGATGTTAATATTGATACAAGCAGGTTGTCTAGTGCTAGTCAAATGATAGCTAGTGCAGGAGCAGACCTATTAGCTTATCAAGAAAGATTACAAGCTCAAATAAATAGAAACACATCAGCACAACAAAGGTTTAATGAAACTTTAAGAATGGGAAATGCGGGACAAGTAGGACCTCAAATTTTTAGTTGGAATAACTCTCCTAATATGCAAGTTTTTACATCACAAGGAACTCAAAGATATAGACAAGAGCTAAATGATTTGAACTCTATGTTGAATAGAATTAATGGTATAAATATTAATCCAACTTTTAGGATTAATAGTAGTGCTACATCAGACATAGAAAATATCAATCAAAGAATAGAAGCTTTAAAAGAGAATATGAAAGCTTTATCTACTAACAACTTAGGACTTTCTACAGAACAAAGTAATGCAAGACTTGAAAGAATGAGAGCTCAACTATCAACTATATTACAAGTTCAAAATAGTCTAAATGGAGCTATGGGTAGAATGGATATAGCTGATATCAATGCACAATATCAAAGATTAAATGATATTTTAGGAAATACAGAGGCTGATATAAGAGATAATACAGCAGCACAAGATGAATTTAATAGAAGTATCTTACAGGGAAGTAGGCATAGTGATGGCTTATTATCTAAAATTGGGAGAATAGCTTTAGCTTATGCAGGATTTCAAACTTTGAAAAGTGGGATAAACTTATCTGATACTCTAACGCAAAATGTTGCTAGACTTAATTTGATGAATGATGGAAATCAAACTACAGATGAGTTACAAGCTATGATATACCAAGCTGCTAGAAATAGTAGAGGAGATGCTTTAGCAAATATAGAGAGCATATCTAAAATGGGGCTTATGGCTGGGGATGCTTTTTCATCCAATACTGAGTTGATAGGTTTTATGGAACTTATCAATAAACAGTTCAAAATCTCAGGTACAAGTGCCGAAGGAATTAGTGCCGCTATGCTACAACTAACTCAAGCTATGGGAGCTGGAGCATTGAGAGGAGAAGAGCTTAACTCTATATTAGAACAAGCACCACTCATAGTAAAAAATATAGCTAACTATTTAAAAGTTCCTGTTGGACAAATAAAAGACTTAGCATCTCAAGGAAAAATTACATCTGAAGTTGTAAAAAAAGCTATGTTCAATGCTGCTGATACTATTAATCAACAATTTAATAGTATACCTCTTACTTTTGCAGATATTACAACCTCTATGAGAAATGAGGCTGTGAAAAAATTTCAAAATATAAGTTCTCAATTTTCATCAGCACTAAATTCAGAAAGGTTTAGGGGATTTACTAATTCTCTTGTTAATTCCATAGGTGTAGTACTTGATATAGCAAGTAGAGGAATGACAACTCTAATAACTTTAGGAGCAACCATATATGATAACTGGGCTATAATATCTCCAGTTATAAAATCTGTAGCTGGAATAATGGCAGTTTATGCTGGAGCAATGGCTGTAAGCACAATAGCTAACGGTGCTATGGCAGTAGCTCAATTAGCAAGTGCTGTGGCTATGACTATATACAATGTTGCAACAGGACAAGCAATAGCATTAACTCATGCACAAACTATGGCTCAGTGGGGATTGAATGCAGCAATATTAGCTAACCCTATTACATTAGTGATAGGAGCAGCAGTAGCAGCTCTATATTTAGGGGTTGCAGCTTTTAATAAGTTTGCAGGTACTTCAGTATCAGCTACAGGGATAATAGCTGGAAGTTTGGCGTATATATGGACAACTGCTAAGAATACCTTATCTGCTATGTATAACAACGCTTTGGGTACTATTCAATTATTGAGTAATGCTGTATTAAGTGGAGTAGAGTTTATAGTTAATATGCTTTTTGGAAATCCTTTTAAAGCTATAGGTAATCTTATTTTGGATGGAGTTAATATGGCTTTAGATGGATTAAGATTGTTAACAAAGATGACTGATACCATATTAGGTACTAACTATTCAGCTACAATAGATAGTATGAAATCAAAGATTGATGATTTTAGGGCTAATATAGTTGGAGAAAATGATATCAAATTACCTAGATTAGAATTAGAAGGATATATGATAAATAATACAGAAAATCCCTTTGAGGCAGCTAAAAATACATATGACTACTGGGCTAATTTTAACCTTAAAGAAGAGGGAAAAGAAGTAACAGAAAAATTGTTAGGAGATATTGCTAAAAACACTGAAGTTAGTGCTAATAACTCTGACTTAACTACTGAAGAGATTAAATATATGAGAGATTTAGCAGAAATGGAAGTTATTAATAGATTTACTACTGCTGAAATAAAAGTTGAAGTTGGCGGAATTACTAATCAAGTTAATAACTCTATGGATGTTGAGAGCATTTATTCAAATATTAGTGAGAAGTTAAGAGAAACTGTTTCAGTGGTAGCTGAGGGGGTGTATGATTAATAATGCTATTCAAAGATGGATATACTTTTTATATAAATGGGGTATTATTTCCTATTACACCTCAAAGAGTAAATATTAAATTCAAAAATAGAAATAGAGTAGTAACTCTAGTAAATGAAGGAGAGTTTAATATTTTAAAAGAATCTGGATTACAGGAGATATCCTTTGATGCTTGTATTCCAGCTGTTAAATATCCCTTTGCTCAATATATTGGCGGAGTATTTTTACCTGTTGTTTATTATATTGAGTTAATAAAAAGATTAAAAAATTCTAGGAAACCATTTAATTTAGTGATAGTGAGAGAGGGAACTGTTGGAGTTTTAGGCTACTCTCACTGTCTAAAGGTATCTCTTGAAGATTGGCAAATTAAAGAAGATGCAGGAGAGGGGAGAGATTTAATTGTATCTTTAAATTTTAAGGAGTATAGAGAAAGAAATAATTTAATAATTAGTACAGTAGAAAGAGACTTAGTTACAGCTACAAAGGTAAGAGATAGTTCATCAAAAGTTATTGCTAAATCATATAAAGTTAAAGCTGGAGACACTCTTTACAATATAGCCAAAAAAGAATTAGGAGATGGTTCTAAGTATACATACCTAAAATCTTTAAATAAGCTTGCAAACTCTAATGATATAAAAATAGGGCAGGTGTTAAGACTTGAATAATTTAGATTTAGAATTAGGAATATTAACTACAAAAGGAGCTATTTCTCCTACTACTCTTGAGGGAGTAACTTGGGAAACAGAAAGAAGAGGAAGTCCTGGAAAATTAACTTTTAAATGTCTATTTGATGAGAATAATCTATTTGAAGAGGGGGATTTAGTAACTGTAAAATACAAAGGACAAAAAGTATTTTATGGATTTATTTTTACAATAAGTAGAGACAGAGACAAAATATTATCAGTTACAGCTTATGACCAGCTTAGATATTTAAAAAACAGAGATGTTTATGAGTATAGAAATAAAAAAGCTAGTGAAGTAATAATCATGTTAGCTAATGATTTCAAGTTAAATCTTGGTTATATTGAAGATACAAAATTTATTATTCCTAAAAGGTTAGAAGATGGAGTATCATTATTTGATATTATTTTAACAGCTTTAGGAATAACACTTCAAAATACTAAGAAGATGTATATTTTGTATGATGACTTTGGAGAATTAACTTTGAGAGATGTTGAAAATATGAAAATAGACTTTACAGTTGATGCTACTGTATCAGAAAACTTTTCATATAAGTCTAGTATTGAGAATAGTGCAAATACTGTGAAGATAGTTAAATCAGATAGTAAAGCTGGGAAAAGAGAGATTTATATAGCTAAAGATACTTCAAATATTAATAGATGGGGAGTTTTACAGCATTATGATACTCTTGGAGAAAAAGAGAATGGAAAAATGAAAGCTGATGCACTTTTAAAACTTTATAACAGAAAGTTTAAAACTCTAACTATCAAAAATGTATTTGGAGATGTAAGAGTGAGAGCTGGTGTAAGTATAGTGGTTACTTTAGATTTAGGAGATATAAAGGTAAGCAATTATATGCTAGTTGAAAAAGTAAAACATACATTTAATAATCAAGAGCATTTAATGAATTTAACAGTGAGGGGGGCAGATATTCAATGATAGATGTTATCAAAGAAGTAATAGAAAAATTATTGGAAAGAAAAAAAATGACAAAATTAGAATTTGGAACAGTTGAATCTGTAAAACCTCTAACTGTGAGAATAGATGCTAAAAAACTTTTACAGGAAGAGGACTTAATTCTTTCTCATCTTGTAAAAGATTATTATGTAGATATTACTGTTCAGCACTCAACAGATAGTATTTATGGTAGTTGGGATACTTCACATTCACATCCAGATGCAGGAAATAATACTATTCCTACAGGCCATGAACATGAGTATATAGGTAGAAAAAAGATACTTATACATAATGGTTTATTAAAAGGAGAAAAGGTAGTTATGGTAAGGCAAGAGGGAGGACAACTTTATTATATTTTAGATAGAACTAATGACCCTACAGTCCAAGGGGAGTGGATATGATGTTACCTGTTAGAGAAACTAAAATTGAAATAATTGAAGAAAATAGAAGTATTCCTACTAAAACTCATAAAATTCAGATGTTTGGAGATAGGATATATGGAAAAATAGATGAATTAAAAGCTATGGAGCAAGCTTGTTTTAAAATATTAAATACTGAAAGATATGATTATATAATTTATTCCTGGAACTATGGAATTGAATTAAAAGATTTATTTGGAAAGCCTAAAAGTTATTGTAAGGTTGTATTAGTGGAAAGAATAAAAGAAGCTTTAAAACAAGATGATAGGATTTTAGATGTATACAACTTTTCTTTTACAGATTTAGCAAGAAGTGTATTAGCTGTAACATTTACAGTAAGTACAATTTATGGCGAGGTAGAGATGAGAAAGGAGGTACAAATCTGATGTTTGAGGATAAAACTTATGAAAAATTAATGGAAGAAAAACTTAAAAGTATTCCTAGTGATATAGATAAAAGAGAAGGTTCTATAGTTTATGATGCTTTAGCTGGAAATAGTATTGAAACAGTAGAAATGTACATAGCTTTAGAAGATTTTTATAAAGAGACTTTTGGAAGTACAGCAAGTAGAGAATACCTTATAGAAAGAGCAAAAGAAAGAGGAGTTTTTCCAAAGCCAGCTAGTGCAGGAATATATAAAGGCGTATTTAATATTGAAATATCTATAGGGAGTAGATTTAGTTTGAATGAATATAACTATGTAGTTATAGAAAAACTTGAAGATGGTTTTGAATATAAATTAGAATGTGAAATTGTTGGAGAAGGACCAAATGGAAACTTAGGAGACTTAATTCCTATTGAGTATATCGAAGGATTAACAGAAGCAAAACTTACAGAGATTCTTATTCCTGGAGAGGATGAAGAGGAAACGGAAAAATTTAGAAAAAGATATCTTGAAAGTTTTGAACCACAAGCTTTTGGTGGAAATATTAAAGATTATGAGGAAAAGACTTTATCTATAAGTGGTGTAGGAGCTGTTAAAGTTACTCCAGTATGGAAAGGTGGAGGAACTGTAAGACTTACTATATTGGATAGTATTTTTAGCCCTGCTAGTTCAGAACTTATTAGAACAGTTCAAGAAAAGATAGACCCTACACAAGATGGGAATGGACTTGGATTAGCACCTATAGACCACAGAGTTACTGTCGATACTCCTACTAAAGTTACTATTAATATTACAACAACTGTAGAATTAAATGATGTAGAATGGGGAACTATTGAAACAGAAGTTGGAGAAATTATTTCAAATTATTTATTAGAACTTAGAAAAACTTGGGCTGAAGAAAGTAATTTAATAGTTAGAATAGCTCAAATAGAATCTAGGATTTTAAATGTAGATGGAGTAGTAGACATATCTAATACTAAAATTAATGGTAAAACTGAAAATCTTACTTTAGATAAATATGAAGTACCTATTTTTGGAGGAGTTACAAATGAATCTATTAGATAGAAAAAAAGAAGTGATATTAGCAAGGTATTTACCTGATTTTATGCAAATTTATAAAGAAATAAAAGCTATTCATATGAGTGAAGAGGAAATTTTAAAAACTTTATGGAATGAATTAACTAGAGCTTTTAGGAATAACTTTATAAACTATGCTGATAAAGATGGAATTGAACTATTTGAAAAGATGATGAGTATTAAACCTAATATAAATGATAGTTTGGAAGTAAGAAGAGATAATATTCTTTTGAAGTGGAATTCTCAACCACCATATACCTGGATATTTTTTAAAAATTTCCTAAATAGTATTTTAGGAGAAGGAACACACGAACCTCAAAGAAATTTGGATATTCAAGAATTAAGAATAATATCTCATATAACTACTATTGGAACTATAAGTAATGTTTATAATACTTTGAGATATTTAATTCCTGCTAATATGACTTTGATATTTGATAATAAATTAAACCAGGATACAAAAGGAAATAATTACTTAGGAACTAGTGTTATGACATCAATTATAAGAGAGGTGAGATAATGGCTCAGTATAAAGAAACAGTGAATACAGAAAAAGCTCTAAATTTAATAGCTAAGATGCTTGCTGGAAAAATAGAGCAAATTGATTTTACTAAAATAAAAGTATCAGATAAAGATTATAGCCTATTAAGTATAGAAGAATTACAGAAACTTGAAGAACTAGAAGAAATAAGGCAAGAAACCTTAGTAAGTGAAAAAGTTTTATTAGATGATAATACAATAAATGTTCATGGAATTATCTATAATACAGATTTAGAAAATTCGTATTACTTGAGAACAATAGGACTTTATGCTAATGACCCAGATGAAGGAGAAATATTATATTCTATTACTCCAGCAAGTCATGCTGATTATGTTTCCACCCCAAATGGAAATAATATAACTACAATAATACTTGATTTAAAAACAGTAATAAGTGGAGCTACAGTTAATTTGCAAGGTAATCCATCAGCTTTAGTGGATGTATCTATGCTCAATAAAAAACTAGATAGAGGAGAAGGACTTGAGGAAGAGTTTGATACTGGAGTAAAGATAGTTAATGAGTTAAAGAAAAAGCAAAATAAAGAAGATAGTACTCTAAAAACTGTGGTAAAAACAATAGTTGGAGCCATTAATGAACTTTATAATGAGCTAGTAAAAAAAGCAACTAAAACACAATTAGGAAGAATAAAGGTAGGGAATAATTTAACAGTTGATGAAGATGGAACATTACATGGAACTCCTGAATATACTCATCCTACTGGGAATGGAAATAATCATATACCTGCAAATGGGGTTAGTGGAAATTTTCTAAAATGGTTATCATCTGGAGCTGCTCAATGGACAAATATTACTTGGAGTGATATTACAGGAAAACCTAATTCTTTTACTCCAAGCAGTCACAATCATACAAAAGCAAATATTACAGATTTCCCTACTAGTATGAAAAATCCTAATGCTCTTGAAATAAAGATGAATGGAAAAAATCCAGTGAGCTATGATGGATCAGCTGCTAAAAGTATTAATATTACAGCTAGTGGAATAGGGGCAGAACAAGCCTTTAATAAAAACACAGGATTTAATAAAAATTTTGGAACTACTTCAAATACAGTATTAGAAGGAGCTAAATTAGCCGAGATATTAGGACTTACATACGGAGGAAGTCTTAATACTTCTAGTGCAAAGACAGTAAACTATGCCTATTATGATAGTACCACAAAAAAAGTTTACAAATGTATAAAAGCTACAAGTATAAACTATGCAGACGCAAATTACTTTGAAGCAATATCTAATAATGATTTATTGGGTAAATTACAGAATTTATACTTAGTTGTTAGAGGAGAATATGTAGATTTTACAATTTCTAAATCTATAAAATGTAAAAAAGGATTACTTACATTTGTATTAACTTCTAATAGTGAAATGGATTCTTTATACCCTTATTTATACCAAACACCACCTTTAAAAAATACTAGAATTAATGAAAGTACTTTATATTATGATGGAAGTGATAATACTTATGATTATTATCATGTAAGTGCTTCTGGAGAGGCTCATGATAATTTATTAACAATTTTTCAGATTAAGTTTTAATACCCACAAGCATACCAAAATACTTTAGCTTGAGAAGTTCCATCGCTTGTAATTCCATATTGTATATTAATTTTATTTGTATAAACATTCTTTAACACTATAATAGATAGCTCCGCTCAAAGTACTATATGTCATATCTTGAATTGAATGTGTAAATGTATAGTTGGTATTTTTGAAGCTTATAGGAAAATTAATATCATATTTACTACCATGTGTTCCTGCTATTGTGGTTATTCCCCATTGTTCTATGAAGCCATCACTATACTTACGATAATAACCATTACTGCTATTTCCACTTTCAACTAGGTAACTTTTATTTAAATTCTGTAATTACAGAATTTAGCTGATAATAATGATAATTTATTAAAGCTTGGTAATATAATAATTCAATTTGGTAAAGGTAGTGGAAGTGATAGATTGAAAAATTTAACATTTCCTATTCCTTTCAAGAAAAAAATTTTAAATCTCCAAATAACCTCTATTGTAAAAGGAAATGATTCTGGATGGTCTTGGCAACCTAGAATATGGGAAAATAGATTAGATGGTTTTAAAGCCAGTATTGATTCTCCAGAATATTTTTGGTTAGCTATAGGCTATTAAATCCCAATAGCTAACCAAGGTATTTTTACACTATTAGGTTTTCCAGATACTCCCCAGTTTGTATCATTAAAATTAAAACTAGTTAAAGTCCATGAGATAGTTGGAGTATTACCAGATGTTATAACAGTAAAAACTGAACTTTTGAAAGGAATAGGAAAACTTTTACTTCCAGTTGTTGTAGCTCCAGTTTGAATAATAAGTCCACTTTTAAATTGAATATATCTTCCATTAGTGTTTTCTCCAATTGAATATATATCTAAATTCTGTAATTTAAAATTTGATACAATATTGTATCAAAATTAAATTATAGGAGGATTTTAACAAATGGAAAAATTTAATAAAGCTAACATGGAAGTGTATCAAATGTATTTAGAGAGTAACAAGGCAAGGAACTATGAAACTTTAAATACTACTTATAGAGTTTATGAGAGTAATATGAAACAGTATATGAAGTATTTACAGAAATATGAAGGGAATAGACTATTATTAAGCGATAGTACAATAAAAAATTGTGTATCTATTTTAGAGAGATATATAAATCATTGTAGGGAGAATGGAAATAATAATCAGACAATAAATAACAAGCTTACAGCTATCTCTTCATTCTATATCTGGTGTGTGAAAAGAGATTTAATATCTCATCATCCATTTCAGCATAAATTAGATAGGTTAAAAAAAGGTAGTTTTGATAAGAGAAGAGAAAGCTATTATCTTACAATAGAGGACATAATCAAAGCTAGAATACTTATGCAACATAATTCAAAGAAATTTGATATTCAATCTAGATTACTTTGGGAATTATTCCTAGAAAGTGCTAATAGAATTTCAGCAATACAAAATCTAAAGATTTCACAATTAAACTTAAAAGAGGGGTATTTTAAAGATGTAAAAGAAAAAGGTAATAAGATAGTTGATGTAATTTTTCTTGATAATACTGAAAAGGTGTTACAAGAATGGCTAGAGTATAGAAAAGAGAATAATTTAGTATCAGATTATTTATTTATAACAAAGGAAGGTGGACAATGTAGACAGATGGCTCAATCTACTATTAGAAGTAGAATAAAAAAGATAGGAGAGTTATTAGGAAATGATAAGTTATACCCTCATACTCTCAGAAAAACAGCTATAAACCTTTTAAAGAATATAGCAGATATAAATACAGCTTCTGAATTTGCTAATCATAATAATATAAATACTACTAGAGAGCATTATATTAAAGCAAAAACAGGGGCAGAAAATAGAGAAAAAATTAGGCAATTAAAGAGAGAAAAAGGGCTAATTTAAGCCTAAAAATTTGAATAAATTATTGAATTTCATCAAAATTTAATAAGATTTAAAATATAAAAAGCTTTATAAAATATAGATTTCTAAACTTTCGAAATAAATTAGCAAATACTTTTTGAAGTAAGAGCAATTTTTATCAAAAATTATAGAAAGTTAAATAAAATAAGACTTCTTAATCTTTAAAAAATTTTAGTTTATGCATAAATTCAATAATTTACACACAAAAAATAAAAAAAAGGAGAGAAAAAATGGAGAATATAATAGTTTACATTTATAACAAAAACTTAGAACTAATAGGACAACCTTATGTAACATTATATGATGATTTTGTATCAAATCCTCAAGGATTCTATCCTACTTGGGATGAAGAAAATATGTATGTTTCTAAAGATAAATTACAATATCCAATTGTAGAAGATAATTTACTTAGAGAGAAAACTCAGAAAGAATTAAAACTAGAAGGAATAATAGAATTAGATGATGGAGAATACATTGAAGATGGAAAATTAATTGTAGTTGAATATGATGATAAATTAGGTTATTTAAAGAGAATGTGGAATAAAGAAACTCACATATGGTATGAAGGAGCTACTGAAAAGGAAATAGCAGAACATATGGGAGTATTAGTTACTAAATTATTATATGATGTACTAGCTATTGGTTGTGAGGTAACAATTCAAGAAGAGAAACATCAGCAATCTCTTGAAAAAAGTAAAAGAGAAGCATTAGATGAACAAATTGGAGGAATCAAACTGGCTGAAGAATTAGGTGAACCTATAACAATGATTATGTGGCCATTTAAAGATGATGGAAGTGATACCATAACTATGGCAATCAATGAATTTAAACAAATGGTTTTTGAATGTCATAATTATGGGCAAAGCTGTTATATTGCAGCAGAACTATTAAAAGTTAAAAGAAAAGTTAATTCTACAATAGATGACTTTTATAACGAATTAAAAAATGTTAAGGAAATATCTTTAGCCAATTTATAAGTTATATCTTATAAAAATTAGAAAAACTATAAATTCATCAGTTATAACTAATAAAAAAGGAGTTGATAATATGTATAAATTTAGTAAAAAAAGTTTAAAACACTTAAACGAGTGTGATGATAGATTAATATTAATAGCAAATAAAGCAATAGAAAGAATAGACTTCTCTATAATAGATGGAGCTAGAACAGAGGAAGAGGCAAAAGCAAACCAAGCTAAAGGAACATCATGGACAAATAAATCTAAGCATTGTAAAAAACCTAAGAGTTATGCTTTTGATTTTATTCCATACCCATTTAAAGATTGGAATGACTTAGAGGGATTTAAAAATGTTGCTGATGTACTAAAAGAAGAGGCTGAAAAGCTTGGTATTAAAGTTAGATGGGGTGGAGATTGGAATATGAATGGCAAGTATGACGATGAGATAGCAAGAGGCTCATTTGATGGAGGACATTTTGAGTTGATGGAGGAATAATATGCATAAATGGGTATTAAATTTAATAAAAACAATATTGCCTGAGTTACTTCAAAAACACCTTGATAAAGCTAAGATAGATGAAATAATGGCAGACTTAGAAAAAGCACGTATAAACGCGTTTGGTGGAATAATAGAAAGAGGTGGAATACTTCATTTATTCTATGTTTATTCTCTTTTGATATTAAATCAACATATAATAGCCCCATATATAACTGCTTTTACTGGAAAACAAATATATGTTTTACCAGTTCCTGAAGAACTAACCTACTTAGTATTAGGTCTTGGAAGTGTAATACTTGGTAAAAAACATTTGGATAAAAGAAAGTAGGTGGAGTAATGAATGGAAAAGAAATTGCAAAATTAATTACAACCCTTGTAATTGGTTTTATTTTATCTAGTGCTTTTGAAAGATATAAATCAGTCCAAAAAAACAATGATTCTATTTTAGTATCTAACGAGAAGTTGGAGCAATTTGATAATAGAATAACTAGACTAGAAGAGGAGAGCAGAAAGATGTCAGATGTATATGTTACCAGAAGAGAATTTACTGTGATAGTAGATAATCTTAATAATACTTTAAAAAGAGTAGATGATAATATATTGAAACTGACAGAGAAATTTTATGAAAACCAAGGGAAAAAATAG